TCAATAGTAAAGGTCAAAGTATCAGCCGAAGCCAACACTCCTGTATTTGTGAAGGTGACTCGGCTCAATAGTGTATCGTCTGAAGCCTTGAATATTCCTAGTTCTGCTACACCTTCATTACCTATTTCAGAACCAGTAAACTCAGCAACCCAAGACATAGTTCCACTTGCTCTATTAACAGAAGGAACGACTGTCTTCTCTGCTACAAAAGAGTCTAATTTTAAATCAGAAAAAGAAGTAGGAGAACCACCTGTTCCTATTTTCACTTTAGTATATTGTGCTACAATGTAGTCTGCTACATCTAATAATCCGTTTACTGGTATCATATTATATCTCCTTAATCGTAAAATCTATTCTTGTATTCCTTCTTTATCGCGCTTATTCCAGTAGAGGTTGTTTCAAACCCAACTGTTTCACTGAAACCAAACACATCATCGAAACCCATGTTAGCATTCAGTGTCTCCCCCACTACCTTATACTCTATGGAAGAAACTCTTAACTTCAAGTTATCGAATATTGAATTGCTACTTGTTGACGAAACAGAGTCAATTGTTAACAAGTGAGATGTATCATTTCTACTCGCTTCGGTAATTTCTGATAATCTTTCTGCAATGCCTTTACTATATGTATTAACTGTCATTGTTAGAATCATACCTAGTACGTTTTCTATTTCAAATATTATATATTCTCCATATGGTATATTGTAGGTTGGGAAGTCTAATACTACTATATCACCCGCTTCTAACAACTCAAATCCTTCTTTGTTAATTTGTAGTGTTATCTTTCTTGCTTCTCCACTGTGAAGTTGTAGTTTTTTACTTGCTTCTATCATTGCTTCTTCTTCTGTTTTAATAGTAGAATCATTTACTGTTAATGTTTTTGTGTTTCTAACCTTATTACTAACCATTGTATGGGAAACACCGTCTCCATTAACAATTACTTTACTTACTTTATCAAAAAGAGAAGTATTATTTTGTATTGGTTCTACTCCTGCTAGATGTTCAAACTTAATTTGTTTCATTTTCAATCCTGTTTTATCATCAGAATCTCTAAAGATTATTTTCTTACCTTTTATTTTATAGTCTAATCCTTTCTTATTAGTCAATGAATTAATTGCCCCATACAAATCTGTATCATTAAATGTCAAATTAGTAACGAATGTTTTCTTGTTGTATTTTATGATAGCAGAATACGGGGGAGGAGAATAGTATTTTCCACCGGAAGCAAAGGTTATTGTTTGGTTGTTTATTGATAATATTTTACCTATTAAATGTCCTTCTTGAGTGTATATTACATCTCCATCATCTAAACCAACTACATTTTCTAAACAGACAACTGTATTTGTCCCATTACTATTTACTATGTTAGTGGTAAATACAGAAGTACTCTTTGTTTCATCATATTCCAATCCTGCACTTTTTACTATATTTGCTAATTCAGTATCAATATTAGAACCAATATCATATGTAGTTCCAATGTAGCATCTTTTTACATTTTGTAGTTTAGGTCTTTTACCTATTGTAACATCAAATATTTCACCACAAGATACTACCCCATTGCCCGTTAGTGTACCATCATAGGTCAAGACTAAACATGGCTCAGTTGCTTTACTTGTTTTCTTTGGTCTTGTAAGCGATACTGTAAAATCTACTTGTTGTTTAGTATTACCATCAGTAACATGAGTGGTAATTATATCACCTTCTGAGAATAATCCTATATCACTTCTAATAGCACTTGTAGTAGTTCTACACTCAATAAATGGATTATCTGCTACAATAGTATTATCAATATCTAATCTTAGATACATTGAGTAAACGCCTTCTTGGTAGTATTTATTTTCATTATCAGATGAAGCATCTTCAGATGATGATTTACCACTTCTAAAATTGTCTGCAAAAGTATTGTATTTTATTCCTGTATCGTTCATTACATTAAACTCTATTTTATTTGGAGTTTCGTCAAAAGTTCTTTCTGCTATTTTCATTAGTCTGTATTTAGCACCATTATTTGATGTATCAATTGCAGTATCAAAAGTCAATTCGTGTTTTTCCCAAGAAAGTGTTCCTGTTAAACTAGGGGCAGTAACATTATGGTTTGTTATTTTAGCCATAAACTTAGGAACACCATGATGTCTTGCACTTTTTAGTGTTGAACCATCTACTAACTCTTCCGATACAATATAATATCCTGTTAAGTCAGGCATAAATGATAACCAAGTATGTGGTTTATTAGAGTGAGTTAAGTTGTCACCTAAAGTAAAAGTTATTGTTTTATTACTATTTGAATAAACTACTCCATCTAAATAACCTGAAATAGATTTAGCAGTTAAATCAAATGTTGGTTTAATTATCATTTGTGGACAAAACATCATTCCTGTATTATTATTGCTAGTATTAGTAATAGCCGTCAACGCATGTGTTGTTTTTCGATATGCAAGAGCGTCATTGAACTTACGACTAGATAGTTTAGTTAAAGGATATAGTTTACTTTTTGTTCCTAAAAGTGAAACCTGATAGGTATTAGATATAACAGATGTTGCTCCGTTCAGTAATTGTCTTCCAGTATTCGTATTAGTAAATTGCCACAATCTTGACGTTTGAGTGTGTTGTTCCTGTCCTGCTGTCCCATAAATAGTACTTCCACCAACTGTACTTTGACTAAAATTAGTAAATGTAGATTCTGCGGCCAAAGATAAGGGCGCACTTGATAGTGATATATCTAAACCAACATTACTTAAGTTGTCAGTAGACGGAATCCAATCTTTAAACAATCCAATACAATTATCATAAACATGTGTTCTACCTACACCTAATGAATTATAATCAGTTGGAGTTTTTGTATGTCCATGTCCATATGATTTTGCAATCATAGCAGAAATCACCCTAGACATATGTAGCAATTTTCTATTACTGTCAGTATCCAAAGCAGTAGTGTTATCATCATCCCAACCATCAATAGAATGAAAAGGAGAATATCTCATATCTCGGTTGTTATTACTAGTCTTTTCAGAAGGGTCTTTATTTTCGGCTATGATAGGTAAAATAATGTTCATCGGGTCATAGTCAGTACCATCTCTCAACATCTGATGAGAAAAGGAATCAGTAGTAATATTTGGGCGCATAAGCCAAGCAGTATGAAATCTGATATTACGGTAATTATTTTGTCTATCAACAAAGTAAGATTCGGGGAAAGAAGAACCGTCTAAATCAGCGTCTCTAGTAGTTAAGCCATCTAAACTGTAATCAGGAGCAGAGAATAATCTGAATGTTTCAACTCCAAAAAACGGATGTCCATTACTAGAGTCACCATAAGGCCATGTGTATCCCGAAAACTTTAGAATGTCATTAGAACCTGTTATAGATAGATTATTTTTAGAAAATCCTTCCTTAGCACTAACTGCCGCTAAACCACCATATTCATTACTATCTAGTATAAAATCACCATCTGCGGTTTCTTCGCTACTAGCATAGCCGCTATTTAGTAAAGATAACTTGTAGTACATATCTCCCATAGTATCATCTCCATCTAACTGAGTATCTGTTAAAGATGGAGTACTTGGTCTTGTTATCATGTGATAATCAAAATAAGGTACGGCAGGTATTTCATTCGAGGAACGTAATGATTCAAAATCAATTGGATTAAAGTGCCAATCAAATGTAGCCTCAACTAACCTTATTATTCCCCATCTTTTCATTTCGGCAGTGTTTTTACCACTCCCTTTGATAACCCCAGTTTCAAAATTAATGTCTCGTTTTAATGATTGTGCAGTTACACCATCATATAGTTGATGTGAGGTTTTATTTGTGCTTTTAGAGGCTTCACTTTCATATATTATACCAAACGTTTCATATGATTTAGAATGAGCAAACATGCTGTTGTGTCTTAATTTAGATGAAGGATAAATATCTCCTGTCGCTAATAATTCATATGGTAATGTTCTAGGGTCTATTTGTTCAAATGCTGAATATAAAATATCTACTTCATACGGTTTGGTTGTAGTAGGTTGATTCCAATATACTAAATCTAATGGGGCTGTTCTTGGTAATGGAGCAGTATCATGGTAATACGATGATAAGTGAGTCCATCCATCTAATGTATTACTACCAAGTTTAGGCTTACTTGTTGACGTAGCAGATAATGTAGTAAGAGTACCATCTGCTTTAACACCATATCCTACTGCATATCCTTGTATTGCTTGAGGTTTTTTACCTACATTATAGATACTATCATGTGTTCTTGTTAAACCTCCCTCATTTATAGTCTGC